CAAGCACTGGGATTGGATTATTGTACCAATGGGAGTGGATGCTGAGCTATGTGGTGTTGACCAATCTTGGGCCACTAAAGAAAAATACAAACTACCTTAAATGAAAACTTAAACAATTGTATAATATAACAGTATGACAACTTTATATAAAAAATACAGGCCATCCTCTTTAGAGGAAATGGTTGGAAATGAAGAGGTGCTGAGCACTCTATCTAAAATGTTAGAGGATATTGACAAATGTCCCCATAGCTTTCTATTAACAGGACCAACAGGTTGTGGAAAAACAACTATTGGTAGAATCATAGCAGAAGAGCTGGGATGTGCTGATTCAGATTATAATGAAATAGACACAGCTGACTTTCGTGGAATAGATACTGTTCGAGATATTAGGAGAAAAAGTCAATTCAAAGCTATGGGAGGAGATGTCAGGGTGTTCCTAATAGATGAGTGTCACAAGATGACTAACGATGCCCAGAATGCTATTTTAAAGCTATTAGAAGACACGCCAAGCCATGTTTACATAATACTAGCCACTACGGACCCACAGAAGCTTTTAGCGACCGTTAAAAACCGTTGTACTCAATTACAAATGAAACCACTCCCTGACCCAACTATGTTTAAGCTTCTCAAAAAAGTAGTTAAGCAAGAAGGAGAAAAATTGAGTGAGGAAATATATGAACAAATAATACAAGATTCATTAGGGCACCCAAGAAATGCTTTACAAATATTGGACCAGACCTTACGAGTGGACAAAGACCAAAGATTGGAAGTTGCTAGGAAAATAGCTGAAGAACAAAGTGAAAGTATTGCTTTGTGTAGAGCTTTAATAGGAAAAGCAACTTGGAAAGAAGTTTGTACCATTTTAAAAGGATTGAAAGACCAAGAACCAGAAGGCATAAGAAGACATGTGTTGGGTTATGCTCAATCAGTTCTATTAAATGGAGCTAATGATAAAGCGGCACTTGTGATAGAATCCTTCTTTGAACCCTTTTTCAATATAGGCTTTCCGGGATTAGTGTATGCCTGTTATTCTGTCATTAAAGGTTAAAAATAAAATCATGAGCTACGAATCAGATATTAAAATTGATGAAACTGCATTAGACATTGAATGGTTAGAACAAGCTGGATTAGCATTTAGGTATGGAAGAAACTATGCTGAGTGTTTAAAAAGGTTTATGTATGCTGAAGAGAATGTTAAAATAATTCGCTCTGAGTTAACTATAAAAGTGCTTGAGAATCCTGATGGTACATTAGGTAAAGACATTAAACCCACTGGCCCAGCAATAGAAGCCTATTACAGAACCCATCCAAAGCATAAAAAAGCTAAAGAAGAATGGATAACAGCTCAGGAGGAGCTTAACTTGGCTGAGATAGCTAAACAGGAAATAAGTGTTACCCGAAAAAAGGCTTTGGAGAATATGGTTACCTTACATGGGCAACAATACTTTGCTGGGCCAAGTGTGCCTCGAAACTTAACCAGAGAGTGGATGGCTAAAGAAAAGCAAGCCAAAGCAAATAAAACAATTAAGATGAAGAGGAGGGGTGTATGATAAAAGAGTTGCTATTGTTTATTACTATTCTTGTAGCACCTTTCCTACTCTATTTTTTTGCTAGAGTAATGACCCGAGGTGTTTTAAAAGAGTTTGAAAAATTCCTAATTGATAAAAAAAGAAAGTATGAAGAAAAAAAGAAAAACTAATTTCAAAAAAGCTGTTTCCACTAATGTCAAAAGACAGAGGAAAGATGAAAGCTCATATGGGTATTTAAACCTACCCAAAGGAGTTGACATGTTTAGAGAAGCAACTGGAGGCAGTACTTTTATGGATATAATCCCATATGAAGTTTCTGATAAGAAACACCCTGATCGTGATCCAACTAATGGGTTTGCTTTACCGGGTGAGTTGTGGTATAAAAGACCTTTCCGAATTCATCGTAACATTGGTCCAGAAAAGAATACAGAACTTTGCCCTACAAGTATAGGAAAGAAATGCCCTATATGTGAATACCGAATAAAGCTTATGAAAGAAGGAGCTGACAAGGAAGACACAGATGCTTTGAAAAGTTCTTTACGGAATCTTTATATAATCATTCCAAAGAAATCTACAACCCATGAGGCCAAACCTCATATCTGGGATATCAGTCAATATTGTTTCCAAGGCTTATTAAATGATGAGCTGGAGGAGAATGAAGAGAATGGTATATTTCCAGACTTGGAAGAGGGCTTGACCTTAAAGGTACGATTTGATAAAAAATCCCTTGGTACCAATTCCTTCTCTAATGCCTCAAGGATTGACTTTGTGGATAGAAAGAAACAGTACACAGAAGCCTTATTGGATGAAGTGCCTGATTTGGATAAATTGTTATCTTTCAAAGATTATGATGAACTTGAAAAATTGTTCTTTGAGTTAGATGATGATGATGAGGATGTGGAAGAAGTTGAGGATGTAGAGGAAGAGGATGATGAGGAAGAAGCAAAACCCAAAAGGAAAAAGAAGAAAGTGAAAAAGCCTGAACCAGAGGAAGAGGAAGAGGATGAAGAAGATGAACCAGAAGAGGAAGAAGAGGAGGATGACGATGACGAATCAGAGGAAGAAGAGGAGGATGAGGATGAGGATGAGGAAATTCCAGAAGGGCATATGGAATGTGTAGCTTGTGGTGGAACAGGAAAGAATAGCAAAGGAAGAACCTGTCGAATTTGTGAAGGCACTGGTTATGTGGAAGAGGAAGAAGAGGAAGAAGAGGAGGAAGAGGAGGAAGAAGCCCCAAAACCTGTTAAGAAGAAATCCAAATCAAGTAGTAAAGAGGTTTGTGAATTTGGTCACAAGTTTGGTATAGATACCGACAAGTATGAGGATGATTGTGATGAATGTGAAATCTGGACCAAATGTAATAAAGCCAAGAAAGCAAAGAAAGGAAAATGATGAGTGATAATCTTTTTAAAAGACCTTTAAAACAAGGTTGTAACATTTCAACAAAATCAAAGTTTCTGGGGGTGCAAATCCCCAGTGACTGCGATTCTTTTTTGAATCTGTACTGTCTGGCTAATGGATTTTCAAAGTCCAACATTATACGGTCTGTAATAAGGAACTGGAAAGAATCAGTTGGTTACACAGAACAAAGCCTTGTTGATAAAATTTCTATTAAAACCCAAGATGAATGGACTCGCAAAAAAGTGAACATCAAAACTCCTTCTTCAGAAAACATTGAAAAAGCTTTCTTATTCTTTAAAGCTGATATCCAAGTACAATTAAAGAAAAGAGGAATGCCCCAAAGACATATAAATAAAATTGCTAAAAACTTAGTAAAATGAAAAGAAAAACAAAACCAATCCCTATAAAACGTAAACCATTAAGAGTGGTGGAGGAAACACCAGAAGTGTTTAAGCTAAGTGATGAAATGAAAGCTAGGAAGAAGCCAAAGAAAAAAACAGATTATGATGGTAACACTGAAATGATGGTATCTACAGGGTCAACTCTTCTTGACTTAGCTATTTCAGGAGGAAGGAAGAAAGGCGGTGGAATACCGGGTGGAATCATGGTAGTGGGTTACGGGCCATCGGGTACAGGCAAGACCGTTTTAGCCTGTGAAGTAGCTGGCGCAATAGCTAGGAAAGGAGGAGCTGTCAAATACCGAGATTCTGAAGCTCGTCTAAATAAAAAGTTTGCTAAAATATTTGATCTGGATATTGATAAAATTGATTGTACCCGTCCTGATATAATACCAGATGCTTTTAAGGACTTATTTAAATGGGAACCAGATGAGGAATATATTAACGGATATATAATTGACTCACTGGCGGCTTTATCTACTTCAATGGAAATGGATAATGATGATGGGGATAAGATGGGAATGAGGAGAGCAAAAGAATTTAGTGAGCATTTAAGAAAATGCGCCAGAATCATTGCTGACAGAAATCTAATCTTATTTTGTACTAACCAGATAAGAGAAAAACACGATGCCAATAAATACGAAAGGAAAGACATAAATCCAGGAGGCAAGGCAATTGAGTTCTATTCCAGTTTGATACTTCGATTCACTTCTTTCAGCAAAATAAAAAAGGAAATCAAAATCAAAGGTAAAAAGGTTTTCAGAGTTGTTGGGATTGAGGGAACATTAGAAGTGGATAAAAGTTCTATATGGAAACCCCATAGAACAGCCAACATAACAATCTACTTTGATTATGGGATTGATGATATTAGAGAAAATTTAACATACATAAAAAAATACACAGGTGCTACAATCTATTATGTTAATAACACCAAATTAAAACAAAGCTTGGAAGAGTCTATTGAGATGGTGGAGGAGTTGGATTTGGAAAAGGAATTAAAAGAACAAGTCATAACCTTGTGGGAAGAAATTGAAGAAAAATTTACAGTGGACCGTAAAAAGAAAAAACGATGAAAACACTAGGAAAAAGTGGAAACTTTATAAGAGTCAAAGAACACCAAGTGGAGAAGAAGCTTGCTGAAGGTTGGCAATTTGTACCTAAGCATAAATGGAAGCTATCTAAGGAGGAGCAAGAACCTGTTATGAAAAGAAAAGCAAAACCCAAAAAACAACTAACCAGAAAAAGGAGAAAGAAAGATGAAAACAAATTATGACATTAAATTAGATTATCACAAAGAAACAGGAAT